GTCCTTGTAAACCCTATCGATAACCTTCACAGCTGATTTGACAACAGCTTTGTTGATACGCTTCTCATACTTGCGAGCAGTGTTCACGTGAGGCTTGACAGATGCGAGGGTGAGCATATATTTTTTATGGATGTTTATTTTTTAATTAACCTAAGTTAGAGTTTTGAGTTGTGATAAAATCAAGAAAGTATGGAGAGTGTCCAAAAACTCACCCATATCGAACACATTCTCAAGAGACCTGACTCCTATGTCGGTCCAGTTGAGTTGGGTACGGAACCCTACTGGATCCTTGATGGTTCTACCTTCACCAAGAAGAACTTGAAGTATTCCCCAGCCCTCTTGAAAATCTTTGATGAGATCTTGGTCAATGCCATTGATCGTAACTCTCTCCATCCCAAACAGGTCAGTTCCATCTCCGTCGCCATCGACAAGGAGAGTGGCTCGGTGACTATCGAGAATAACGGACCCCTTGGTGGGATCTCTGTAAAGATGCACGAGAAGGAAGGTCTCTGGAATCCCGAACTTGTCTTTGGACACCTTCTCACGAGTACCAACTACGATGACTCCCAAAAGAGGATTGTCGGGGGTCGAAACGGCTACGGCGCCAAGTTGGCGAATATCTACTCCACTGATTTCTCCATAGTCATCAAGGACCACGAGACGAAGCAGACCTATACCCAATCGTGGTCAAAGAATATGACTGTCTGTGACCCACCAAAAATCAAAAAACATTCGGGTGCTACGTCATCGGTCGCCATTACATTCATTCCCGAGTGGAAGAGGTTCGGGATGTCAAAGATGGACGATACCATCTACAGCATTTTCCAAAAGAGGGTTTGGGATGCGAACATTTGTACCACCCAAAACTGTAAAGTGAAGTTTAACGGTGAAGTCCTCCCAAAACAAAACTTTGAAGCCTACACCAAGATGCATGAAGGTGTGAGTGAGGTTTCATCTTTCACGGGGGACAGGTGGTCCGTTTGTATCGGACCGTCTACCGATGGGATGGAACAGGTTTCATTTGTAAACGGTATCTGTACGACGAAGGGTGGTACACATGTGGACCACGTCGCTGCGTTCATCGCCAATGGTATCATCGATGAGATGGCGAAGAAGATTAAACTGAAACCTCAACAGGTGAAGAACGCGTTCAATATCTTCGTCAAAGCAACCATCGAGAATCCTAACTTTTCCAGTCAAGTTAAGTCTGAGTGTACCTCAAAGTCTCAAGATTTCGGGAGTAAATTCGACCCACCCAAGGGATTCATCAAGAATGTTCTCAAGACTGGAATCGCGGATGAACTCATGGCACTCTCGAAGTTTAAGGAGATGAAAGAACTCGCAAAGTCTGATGGCGCTCGCAAGTCTAAGATTACGGGTATTCCCAAGTTGGATGATGCGAATCACGCAGGAACCAAACATTCTGGGAAGTGTACCCTCATCGTAACAGAGGGTGACTCTGCAAAGACCCTCGCAGTCGCTGGTCTATCCGTTGTGGGTCGAGACCAATATGGTGTCTTCCCACTTCGTGGTAAGTGTAAGAATGTCCGAGATGTCTCTGTGGCGCAGCTCACATCAAACCAGGAGTTTAACGACCTCAAGAAGATTTTGGGTCTCCAACAAGGGAAGGTGTACAAGGATGTCTCGGAGCTTCGCTACGGACGCCTAATGATCATGACCGACGCAGATAACGATGGGTCTCACATTAAGGGGCTTATCCTAAACATGATCCATTATTTTTGGCCGAGTCTCCTCGATCTCAACTTCGTGGTTTCTATGGTGACCCCAATCATCAAGGCGACCAAGGGTACGAATACCAAATCTTTCTATACAGACTCTGCATTTAGATCCTGGTATGGTGATGGTAAAGCTGGGTGGAAAATCAAATACTACAAGGGTCTTGGTACTTCCACAAGTGCCGAAGCTCGTGAGTATTTCAAAAAGATTCAGGATCTCACGGTAAAGTTTGATGTGGACATGATGACGGATGACTCGATCGTCCTCGCATTCGACAAGAAGAAGGCTGATGCACGGAAGACGTGGCTTTTGGATAATACAGCTAAGGATGCCGACCAACTCGAAGTTCCTTATGGAAGTGTAAAACAGTTGACCATTTCTGACTTTGTACACAAGGACCTGGTAAACTTCAGTCTCGCGGATCTGAAACGTTCCATCGCACATGTGGCTGATGGTCTCAAACCATCTCAACGCAAGGTCATGTACTCGTGCTTCAAGAAGAACCTCAAGGAAGAGATGAAGGTTGCCCAGTTGGCGGCGTACGTGGCTGAGAAGAGTGCCTATCACCATGGTGAGGTTTCTCTAGCGGATACGATTGTGAAGTTGGCGAATGATTATGTGGGGTCGAACAACATCAATCTTCTAGAGCCATGTGGTCAGTTTGGTACGAGGTTGATGGGTGGTAAGGATGCATCCCAGACGAGGTACATCTTCACGAAGTTGACCAAGGATGCTCGGAAGATTTATGACCCAAGGGATGACGCCATTCTCAACTATTTGGATGACGACGGTCACCCCATCGAACCTGATTTCTATATGCCCACCCTACCCATGGTTCTCGTGAATGGGACAGAAGGTATTGGGACGGGTTTCAGTTGCTATGTACCTCCATTCAACCCCGAAGATATCAAGGCAAATATTAAACGGATTTTGACTGGAGAGGACATCGTCCCTATGCGACCCTGGTTCAGAGGTTTCAAGGGGGTTGTCCATAAGGAGGAGGATACATGGATGATGGAAGGTGTTTGGAACTGGTCTGGAAGAAATATCGTGGTGACTGAGCTACCACCAGGTCGATGGACACAGGATTACAAGGAATACCTGGATGGTCTCGTCGAGAAGAAATTGATCGGGGGGTACGTCAACAACTCAACGACAGAAGATGTTCATTTCGAAATTATGGACTATGCGGGGAAGGATCTCCTTAAGGATCTCAAATTGAGGAAGACCTTCCGTGTATCCAACATGCACCTCTTCCACCCCACCAAGGGTATCCACAAATACACGAGCCCTGAAGAGATCCTCGAGGATTTCGTGGAACTACGCTTAGAACATTATAAGAAGAGGAAGGCACATCTCATTGATGTACTTGAGAAGAGAGCGGTCATGTGTGACCATAAGTCCAAGTTTGTATCTATGGTGATCGAGGGTGAGTTGGTGGTTTTCAAGAGGAAGAAGGCGGAACTCGAGGAAGAGATGTCCCCCATTTTCCCAAAGATTGATGGAAACTGGGACTACCTCCTCAATACGAAGACGGTTGAGTATACGGAGGAACGCGTCAGGGCACTCATGGACGAGGCGAAGCAGGCGAAAGAGGACTTGGAGAAGATGATGAAGACAAGTCACGTGACGATGTGGAAAACAGATATTAAAAATATGTAAACAATAGTAAGCATGGGTGAAGCCGCTAAGATTTCCCTAAAGGCTATTGGAAAACAAGATACACATTTGCTTTCCAAAGACCCTAAACATTCCTTATTTAAATATGAATCGAAGAGACATTCTGAATTTAGAAAGTATCACAACGTACACACCGTAACACAAGGTATCGCGCCGACATGGCCATTCGGCGAAACAATCCGAGTTGAATTGAAACCCCAATACATGGGGGATTTGTTAAATAACATATGGATCCAAATGACATTACCGACGTGGGGGTTTGATGATATCACCTTCAACGAAACCTTACAGAAAATGTTGTTCAGTGGTCAAACTTTAGCGCAATTTGGGTACCCGACGTTTAGGGAATGGTGGATCGCAGGTGCCCCGAATTTAGCTGGAATTGTCCTCCCCGTCTTCCAGTTCCCAGATTTCAAATACTTTTTGTCCTTTGAAAATCAGTTCAACAACTTGATTTTCACGTTTCTTCCCGATGAATTGTTTACTATCAACACGGATTTTACTGCAGCTGTATTGGTTTCATTGTTGCGTGTTCTAAGTAATGATCCGAACACAACCCCTGGTGTCGCACTTGTTAATACATTAGCGATTAATCAAGCAACCACCGGAATTCCAATTGGTATTATTAATGTACTCAAGGGAATTTCGGTGGATCTTTCCGACACTTTGGTACTGTCCACACTCAGTCTTGATTCAGCTGTGCTCACAGCACTTATACAAATCCTAAATAGGGACGATGCTGTGACCCCGGGTTCAGAACTTATTATCACTACATTGGGAATTAACGAGGTAACCACCACAATTCCAAACGGTATTATGAATATACTCAGAGGGATTAGAGTAGATATTCCAACTGGTGTGGTGTTATCCACTCTTGGTCTCGCTGCGAATGTATTCGAAGCGTTGCTTGGTATTCTAAATGGAACCTGGGCTGGTAACGACCCAGGTCCAGGTCTTATCACATCACTGGGAATTGATCTGGAAACGACCACAATCCCAACCTATATTATTAATATACTCGATGGAACTTCGCTGATAACCAGGGGCACCGCGGTAAGATCCAGAGATGTTGGTGCAGATATTACGGATGACTTGATATTGTCCCAACTCGTTTCATCTGTATTCGCGGTACTCCCAGAAACCATCAAGAGTATTATCTTAAGAGACATACCACTACCTTCGTTTACGCTGCCCGAGATTGCGTATTGGGCGTGGGATATGCAATTACTCGGTCGTAAACTAATCAAAAATATCAAATTTAAAGTGGATACTCAGATAGTCGAAGAGATAACAGCAGATTGGTGTATCATTCATGATAACATGTACACAACCGAATCACAAAAAATGAGTGCAAACACACTCTATAATCGTAATATAACTGGTGGTGAGACGTCTCAACCATCTGCCCAAAACGCGGCACAAAGTAATGATGTGTTTATTCATATACCATTCTTCTTTTCACACAACTACGGTGGTGACGCCTATTCAGAAAACGATCAAAACAAAACACCCTTCCCATTGTGTGCTATCCATAAGCAGAAAATTACACTTGAAATCGAGTTTTTCAAGCAGTCCTTCTTTACCTTGTATAACCAGCGTACACCAGATAATTTAAGTAGTCGAGGTCTCCCGGCGACACCTCCACCTAAAAATATACAAAATTTTAAAGTCATCACCGAGGAAATCACACTTTCCCCCGAAGAACGTTTATACTACACCCGACCCAACAACGAGATTACGTATGATTTCGTGGTTAAACATTCCAGTATCCCCCTTGAACCACAAAAGCGAGAATTCATCGTACAATTGGAACCAAGTATTCCTGTCAAATGTTTCCATTGGTTTTTTAGATATGCGGGATATGAAGATGAGAATGAGTATAGGAGTTTACCTGTAGATGATCCAGCTTATGTAAATGAATGGTACTACTCGACGACCGCTAATCGTTACAACTTTTCCCGGGGGCAGATCAAGGATAATTCTGAAACACATGTCTTGAAAAGTGCTTATTTTTCACTAAATGGTGAACGCATCCCTAACGTATCGAATAACGACAGGGAATATTTTTTCAGTTACGTCCCCTCGCGGGCGAAAATGGCGAGATCGGCGACTGATGTAGCGAATAACTATCTATTCGAACCACC